ACTATTAGGAATGCTATTAGGGAGTGGAGAGCAGAATTAGAGATCAAGATCAAGTGTAAATCTATGAAAGCTATTATGACTGCTTCTTTAATAGATGACACTAAAGGGTTACAAGCTGCTAAGTACCTTTCTGATAAAGGATATGCTCCTCAGAGAGGTAGACCTTCTAAAGAAGAAGTAGAACGTGAACGTAAGATCACAGCAGGAGTCAATAAAGATCTAGAGGATGATATGACTCGTCTAGGTCTATCTATCGTGAATGGGGGTAAATAGTTATGTCTATGATGAAATTACCTAAAAATGATACCTTTGTAGATTATTGTGCTATTAAGGGTTATCCTACTGAATACAACGATGGGCTGATAAAAGCCCTACAAACAGACTTAGTCTCTTCTTTAGAGGTTCTTAATGATTTACTTCGCCTCTATTATCAAACTAATGGTAGTACCTACTTATATCCATAGGAATTAAATTATGCCTTTTATGACTAATGGTAAGAGAGATTATAAAAAAGAACGCGAATGGGAAAAGAAGAATGGCGATGTTCGAGGGGAAGATCGTAACTCTCGCAATAAAGCTAGGCGTAAGGCAGGCCTAAAGGTTGGTGATCCTAGACATGTAGACCATAAGGACTCTAATCCTCGTAATAATTCAAAAAAGAATCTAAAAGCAGTCTCTGCTAAAGCTAATCTTAAAAAAGAAGCTGAGAGCAAGAAAAGGAAATCATAATGGCTAAAATCACACTACCAGACATCTCATCTGGTTTTGCTACTAGTACACAACTAAATTCAGCACTTAATTCTATTGAGGCTGAATTACAGGATAAAGTTCTATATAGGAATAATCCAGTAGGGGAACCTAACCAGATGGAAGGTAATCTGGATATGAATGGTAACTCTATTATTAATGCAGCTGGTATTGAGGTAGGTGGTATTGACTACTTAGAAGAAATGAATACTATTTATAATAACTATTTATCCATTACACAAAATGTTACTGTTAGTGTAAATGCTCCATCAGGCGGTGCCGATGGGGATATTTGGTTCCAAGTGAGTGCTTAAGGATAATATATGGCTGCCCTATCAGACTACGCAGAAAAATTAGTATTAGATTGGTTACTTACTACTGGGGCTGCTACTCGCCCTACAACTTGGTATGTAGCTTTATATACCTCTGCACCTAATGATGCAGGGGGTGGTACAGAAGTATCTGGCTTTGGTTATGCCAGACAAGCTGTTACCTTTGGGGCAGGTTCTTCTCCTGGAGGTACAAGTTCAAATACAGGTATCATTAGTTTTACAGCAGCAGGAGGTTCTTTTGGTACAGTAACTCATATTGCTATACTTGATGCCTCTAGTGCAGGTAACTTTATCGCTTCAGGAGAATTAACAGTATCTAAAGTAGTAAGTGATGGAGATAGTCTAGCTTTTGATACAGCAACATTAATTATTACAATAGCATAAGGACAAATTATGTCAGAACTAAAAGGACAGGATTCAGAATTAAGCATGACAATCCAAATCAAACGTGCGGCAACAGGTGAGGTTGAAGAACATATCCTAACCGCAACCGTAACACCAGATCAGCTAGAAGCATTAAAGGCTGACTATCCAAATTTAAAAGCTAAGGAGTAACATTATGGCAGTAACACATTCAGTCGCATCATTACAAGCGGCAACAAACGCGGTCGTTGACCAGTTAGACGGCGCAGGCTCTAAGCTGTGCTTTCGTATCTCGTCAGCAGGCGCAATTGCGGCAACACTAACCTTTGCTACACCAGCTTTCGGTGCGGCGGCGTCCAGTGGCATTGCAACGGCAACCGCATCAATAACAAGTGATACGAACGCGGCAGGTAATGCGTCTGCGGTCAGTCACGCAACCTTGCAGACATCAGGTGACGTGGTAGCTATTACTTGTCAGGTGGCGGCATCAGCGTCAGACATCAACATGACGAACGGATTAACAGTAGCAAGTGGCGACACAGTTTCATGCTCTAGTTTAACTTACCAAGCTATTTCAGCGTAAGGTTTATGATTAGTCCCGAAAGTAATTAAAAAAGGGTAAATTATGCAACGTTGTCATGACAGAACAAAAGAAACTAGCACAACGACAGGCACAGGCACTATCACCTTGCTTGGCGCGGTTAGCCAGTTTCAAGCGTTTAACCCTAATTTTAGTGTTGGCGACCCTATTTACTACTGCATAGCAGGGCAAACTGGTACAGAATGGGAAGTAGGACGAGGGACACTTGCTACAAGCTCTACATTACAGCGTGATGTAGTATTTGAAAGCTCAAACAGCAATGCTTTGGTGAATTTTACAGCAGGCACAAAAGACGTGTTTTCTACCATTCCATCTGAACACATTGAAGAACTATACACAAAAGGGCAGGTAACCGCGCTAGTTCGCGGTTTTGCTATGCCTTAAAAAGGAGATAATATGGCGGCAGTTAATACAGACCCAATCTATAGTAAAGTTGGTGATATACAATCAAGCTCACTAGCGGCGGCTACCTTATTAGGTCCAACAGCTAACACAGCACAAGATGGTACAGGTACTATCTACCCAATTTGGACAGCAGATGCCACTAATGGCGGATTCATTCAAAAGCTAACCTTTGAATCAATCACAACCGTTGCGGCTACAGTTTGCCGTATCTTCTTAGTTGATACAGTTCCTACAGTAACGACTGGTGCTTTGGTATCTAATACCTCACTTAATACACACAAGATTGGCGAGATTGGTTTACCGCAAATCACAGTATCACAAACTGCCGCCGCACCTCACTTAGAGTATGCGTTAAATATGGCTATTCCTGCGGGTTATCGTATCGCAGTTACATTTGGTACTTCTACAGGAGCGAGTACAACTGGCTGGTCAGTTTTAGGGATTGGTGGGAAATACTAATGCTTGATATTAGCCACATACCCGAACGTGGTAATGCCAACGTACAAACCTTTATAGGTAATATGCGTACCGTAACAGGTACGACTATGGTATGGACTAAACCTCGTGGTATTTCAATGGTTCACATCTTGGCTTTAGGTCAAGGTGGTCATGGTGTTAATGCTACGGCAGGTGCTACATCGGCAGGGGGCGCAGGGGGTGGTAGTGGCGCACAATCTCACTTAATGATTCCTGCAAGAATGTTACCTGATGTTTTATATATCGGGGCAGGTGCAGGTGGGGCTGGTACGGCAGTAGCTACTATTGTAGCGGCTCGACCATGTGGGGCTACTTATAACTCTATTCCACTAGCACAAGATACTTATCTAGTGGCTGGTGGCGCAATCGGTAATGCGGTTACAGCAGGGGCGATTGGTACTCTTGCGACAGCGATACTAGCAGGTAAGGGGATTTCTAATTTCTTAGCAGGTATAGCAGGTGGCGCGGGGGGTGCGGCCTCAGGTGCAGTTGGTGTGGCGGTTGCGGCTAATACTACAGGCTTAATGGTATCGGCTGGTGGTGGTGGTGGCGGCATGAGTGCTACTACAGCTTTTGCAGGTGGTGCTGCGTTCACTACAGCGTTACCAACAGGCTTTGTCGGCCACGGAGTAGGTGGCACAGCAGGTACGTCAGGCGTAAAAGGTGGCGTAGGAAATAATGGCGCACAGATTCTATCAGGTGCAGATGGTGGATGGGTTCTATCAGGTGGCGGCGGCGGTGGTACAGGCTTTCCTACGACTACAGCGAGTGCCGCAGGTGATGGTGGTCGTGGTGGCTTTGGTTGCGGCGGCGGGGGTGGTGGTGGGTCTGTAACAGGACAAACTGCTGGTCTTGGTGGCTTTGGTGGTTCGGGATTAGTTATAATAACCTGTTGGTAGGAGAGATTAAATGCTAGGGTTTGATGCACTCTCAACCAATCCATTAAGTACGCTAGGTACGCTTACAGCAGGTCCTGTAACGCATAACACTACTGGTGTACTTACAGGACAAGGCTCGGTAGTTGTAGGCTCGGCAGCATCTTATGCAAAACACCCAAGACTAATTCAATCTACCGCTATATCAGATTGGAATGGTTTAACTAGCTATTCCATAACATTAAATAATGTAAGAGCTGGTTCTACATTAATTCTTATGGGGAATTACCGAGGAACCCCAACATCCGTAAGTGATGGTACTACTGAATTAACTTTATGTAAGACAGTTTTAAATGCTAATAGTCAGACGGCAGGTGTTTATAAGTTAGTTAATGTAAGCTCTGGTAATAAGACTGTAACTATAACTTTTGGAAGTGGTTCACAGTACAATTATTACTATTTAGCTGAAATTTATTGTAATAATGTTACTGAAGTAAAAGATGTTAAAGATAATGCTCAAGATAATACTGGAACAAGCACCGATGATATAACTTCGGGGCAAATGACTTCTGTTCCTGCTAACGCATTTTTATTAGCAACAACAAGCAGTTCTACTAATAATGGTTTCTCTCAATTAGCTGGTACTGGTTGGACACAAGATAGACTAATTGCAGATGCTATCAAAGCAGGTTCCGCTCAGTATAAATACAATGTTTCAGCAGGCAATTACACAGCTACATTTACAAACACTAGCTATAGTGAAGATACATTTGTATATTTAATTTCTTTAGTTAATTCTAAGACAAAAGGTGTGCTTGTTGGTAGCGGCGCGGTTATCGCTGGTTCTGCATCTAGAAGCACAGGCGGTGTAACTCACGCGACTACAGGTGTGTTGACAGGTTCGGGTTCAGCCGTTGTAGGTTCTGCAAGTTCCGCAACGACACGAGCAACATCAGGGGTGCTTACAGGACAAGGTTCGGTGGTTGCTGGCACATCTGCTCGGACAAGAAACCATGCGAATACAGGCGTTTTAACTGGTCAAGGCACAATTGTAGTTGGTAGTGCCTCATCAGCCACGACTAGAACCTCTACAGGGGTATTGGTTGGTAGTGGCGCAGTAATAGTAGGTAGCGCGTCAAGTGCAACGACAAGGGCAACCTCTGGAGTATTAGTTGGCGGTGGTGCAAGTGTAGTCGGTTCTGCGAATAGGTCAACTGGTGCTGTAACACATAGCACTACAGCCGTTCTATTAGGCGGTACTGGCTCAAGTAGTATTGTAGGCTCAAGCAATAGAACACGAGTTCATTCTACAACAGCCGTGTTGCTTGGCGGAACAGGTACTATTGTTGGTTCTGCTAGTAGTAAAACAACTCGCACAAGCACAGGTGCTTTAGTAGGTAGTGGTGCAGTAATAGCTGGTACAGCATCTAGTGCAACCACAAGGTCATCAACAGGTGTTCTAACAGGTAGTGGTGCGAGTGTAGTAGGCTCTGCAAATAGAAGTACTGGTTTTGTAACCCATGCAACGACTGCCGTTTTACTCGGTGGTACTGGCGCAAGCATAGTTGTAGGTTCAAGTAATCGTACTCGTGTTCATTCTGCAACAGCTGTTCTACTAGGTGGTACAGGCACTATTGTAGGCTCTGCCTCAAGTAAAACCACAAGAACAAGTTCTGGTGTATTAGTAGGTAGTGGGTCAGTAGTAACAGGTACAAGTACTCATCTTAGAACTCATACCAGCACAGGTGTCTTACTAGGGCAGGGATCAGTTGTTGTAGGTGCAAGTAATAGGTTTGTTGAAGGTCTAACTGATTATAGAATTACAGAGAATCTTAACCAAAGGGTTACAGAGAATCTAGATATTAGGATACTAGAATCAGATAGTAGTTCTGCTAATTTAGTTACAAATTCCTCTTTAGTAGCTCCAGGGAAGTTAAGGAATAAAGTAGGAATAAATCTAGTAAGTACAAGCACATTACAAGCAACAGGAGAGATAATTCCTTTCTCAGGAGATACTCATAATAAGGTAGCTGGAGTTTGGAAAGATAGTATTCCTTTTGCTAAACATTCAGGAAATTGGACAACTCCTATATTAATAGCTATTAAAACAAATGGTAGTTGGAAAAGAGTTTATTAATGACAATACATAATGGAACATTTGAACCTTTAGTATTGACATCACCACGAGATACAGAGATCTCTGATAATAGAATTACAGAGGGGTTAGATAATAGGATAGTAGATGGTTTTAGTATTAACTCTATTGAGAGTTCTCTTACAGCTACTCCTAGATTAATTCCTTTTAATGGTAAGTTCTTTATTAAAAGAAGTGGTGTATGGAAGGAATCCTTTCCTTCAGTAAAAAGAGCAGGTACTTGGGTATCCCCTTTAAAAATGTATAGATATACAAATAATGTTTGGAAAAGGATTTATTAATGGCAGATATTAAAATATCAGACTTAACGTTAGCAGCTTCGGCTCTAACTACACACCAAATTGAGGTAAATGAGGCAGGGGTATCTAAGAAGGTCACAGGTCAACAAATTATGGACTTAGTTGATGCTAATTTAGGTACTATAGCACAACAAAACTCATCTAGTGTAACTATTACTGGTGGTAGTATCACTGGTATCACAGACTTAGCTATTGTAGATGGAGGTACAGGAGCTTCTACTGCTGCTAATGCTCGTAATAATCTACTTCCAGCCCAAGCTTTAAATACAGGTAAAGTACTATCTACTGATGGTACAAATGTATCTTGGGTAGATACCTCAATTGCTGATGGGGATAAAGGTAATATTACAGTATCTGGTTCTGGAACAGTATGGACAATTGATAATGATGCAATTACTACTACTAAGATTCTTAATAGTAATGTAACAGGAGCTAAATTAGAGAATTCAGGGGTAACAGCTAGTACTTATGGTTCTGGTGCTGATGTTCCTGTACTTACAATTGATGCTAAAGGTAGAGTTACATCTGCTTCTACTACTGCTATTGATTATACAGGGACATTAATAGGGTATACAGTTTATACTAGTAGTACTTCTTATGTTAAAGCAGTAAATAATCCTTCATTTATTATTGTTGAAGTAGTAGGAGGTGGTGGGTCAGGGGGTTCAGGTACCTATACAAGAGTTAATGGAGGTACCACCTCCTTTGGAGCCCATTGTTCTGCTACAGGAGGTGTGGCGGGAGGTACTACTGCTGGAGGAGGAGCAGGTGGTGTAGGTTCTGGTGGAGATCTTAACGCAACAGGTGAAGCAGGAGGTAATGGTGGCTCAGGACCTTCTCCTAATGGTGGTTCAGCAGGCTTTTGCGGTACTATTGGTAGTGGAGGTAAAGGTCATAACTATAGTTCAGGTAAAGATACCGCTCCTGCTGGTGCTGGAGGTGGAGGTGGGTACTCAATGAAGAAGATCTTAAATGCCTCCCTTGCTGGTTCTGAGACAGTTACTATAGGAGCAGGAGGTAATGGCTCAGGAGCTGCTGCTTATGATGGAATAGATGGTGTTGTGATTGTCTGGCAATACTCATAGTGAAAGCCCTTATATCCCCTAAAGAGAATAATAGGATTCTAGAAGTTAATAATAATGACTTTCCTGTAGCTTATCCTCTATTTTGGGTAGAGTGCCCTGATATTTGTAATACTAATTGGATATATACAGCAACTGGGGAATTTAAAGCTCCTATTATAAAAGAAGTAAATACCTTATCTTTACTAGAAAAACTTGAAAGTATTAGACAAACAAGAGGTGATTTACTTAAAGGATCTGACTGGACACAGTTAATTGATGTTCAAAAAAATAAGTCTGAAGAATGGAAACACTCCTGGCAAAACTATAGAAGTCAATTAAGAGATTTACTTAGTGATCCCTATCTAAATGTAGATGATCCTATTTATCCATTAAGACCTGATGAATGATTATTGCTAAAGTACCTATAGTAGAGGAACAAAAAAAAGTATTTGATAGTTTAAAAATTTTTAAGGTTTCTTCTGTTAAAGTAGTTGTTGGATATTATGACACAGATTTAAATAAATTTATAGGCGGAGTATATTTACAAGAGGATTATCCTAATAACTTAGTTATGGAATACTATACAAATAAATACTCTTTAATCAAAGCAATACGAGACTCTTTTATAGAATTATTTAAATATAAAACAGTATTAACAGCAAAGATACATAAATCTAATTTTAAGTCTTTAAAAATTGGTAGAATCATGGGATTTAGAACAGTTTATAAAGACAATGAATATTTTTACGTCGAGTTTAGAAAAGAATATTGGAAGTTTAAAGATAAGTTTCCACTATTTTATGAAAATAATATAGGATTATAAACAATATGAAAAAAGCACTTATTTACCCTAAAGATAACTTTAGAATTATTGAAGTATCCAATAAAGAGTTCCCTATTTCTCCTGAGTTTTTCTGGGTAGATTGTCCTGATGCAGTAGAAGCAGACTGGGAATACTCTAACACAGGATTTACTGCGCCAGTAGCTCCAGCTGATGATAGGTCTGAATGGGAGGTTACTATGAGACAAGCTCGTCTTGCTCTACTCCAGGCCAATCTATTAAAATCGGTTCAAACTACCATTAAAGGTAGTTCAGAGGCTTATCAGATTGAATGGGAATACTCCTCTGTAGTAAGGCGTGACTCACCATTAGTTTCAACAGTAGCATCTTACTTAGGTCTAACACAGACTGAGGTAGATAATTTATTTATTATTGCATCATCTTTATAAAAGGAGTTTTAAAATGAAAGTTTTATTCGCAGTTGTATTATCTTTATTCTTAGTTGGTTGTGATGACAAGGATGATAATGATTCTGGTGGTGGTGGTGTTGTTCCTCCAAAATGTGCCCCAGGTGAAGTATATGGCATGGGCGGTTGTCAAAACCCTAATGGCAACACTTTGCCAATAGGAACTACTCCATAAAAATGTATTTCAACCACAATAATAATAAAGGATTATAGTGAACAGAGAAGAACACACATTAGTGTACATGGTTACTATCGGTGCTTTAGTAGGGCTGGGGCAGTTGCTTGCTTCACAAGAAGTCTTAACTAAGCGCATAGTAATAGGTCGTATGCTATCCAGCGCAGGGCTAGGAGCTGCTGCGGGTGCGATATTGACATTCATACCTCAATTACCATTTGCGGCACAACTAGGGCTGGCGGCGGCAATGGCAAGTCTAGGAACAAGTGGACTAGAAAGACTGTTCCAAAAATGGATAAACAAAGCATGAAACTGACTTTAAGACGCAAGCATGGCACAGTTGGATATACACAAGGGAAGCTATACATTGACCATATTTTCTTTTGTGATACATTAGAAGACCAAGAGCGCGAAGTAAAGATTGATGGTGTGACTGCTATCAAAACAGGGGAATATCGTGTTATTATAGACATGAGCACACGTTTTAAGCGTAGACTGCCATTGCTATTAGATGTGCCTAATTTCACAGGCGTAAGGATACACGCTGGCAATACAGCAAAGGATACTGAAGGTTGTATTTTAGTAGGCAAGTTTATAGCAGAGGGCTATGTTGGCAACTCAAGAGTTACTTTTAACACGTTGTTTACTATTTTAGACAAAGCTATTAAAAGTGGTAGTGGCATTTCAATTCAAATTACTTAAGGAGATTTACAATGGATTTCAAGAAAATTTTAGGATTATGTTTGGGCGCTGGAATGGGCTGGTTAGGCACGGCAATTCGCGTAGCTTTAGCTGGCGTGGCAGGATATTTTATCAATAAAGGCTGGATTGATTCAACCGCTGGAGCTGATTTAGTAGAAAAAACCGTTGGCATTATACTGGTTGTTTTAGCAAGTTTGGGTTCATACCTAAACTCAGATGTTCAGTTAAATAAAACACCGCCAAAATAATGTTCGCAGGGCTTCTAGCACGCGGTATTATGTACGCACTGATAGTTGGGGCTTGCTATATGTATATTGCGAGCCTACAGAGCCGCATTACGCGTGCAGAGGGCAAGTATGCCGCTTTAGTTACTGATGTTGAGATTAAGACAGCGATTAGAGAGGCAGAGAACAAGCTCAAGTTGGCGCAAGCGCACTTAGAAGCCGAGAAAACTAAGTTGGGGCATCTTGCTTTAACGACTGCGCTACTGGTTGATTTAAAGAAAGAGAAGGCAAAAAATGAAAATTTTGAGGTTACTATTGATTATCTCAATTCTGAGCGCGACATCTTGCGTAACGAAATCGCCAACATTGACCTTAGATTGCCCGAAGGGGGTATCTGCCCCAGCGACCCTGCCGCAAGTGGGCGAAACAGTTACGCAACCCTTGTTAGAGCCTGCCAACTAACGACTATCGACTACAACGCCTTGCGTGAAGCCTTTGATACCAACTGCAAACTGACAGGTTGTGAATGATGAATAGAATTTTACATTACTCAATTTTTATGCTAATCATGATTTTTGTGTGGGCGCTTTTATTGCCACCAGCCAAAGCCGCAACTATTTGGACACAGCAACCTGATGAATATCATTGGTATAAGTCTGGCACAACAAATAAGTATTTATCCACTTCTTTTGTTGATATTCCCACAAACTATATCAAGCAAGATGGTATTTATATTAAATGCACATCAACAGGTGGGGCTAACAAATACTGGCAACAAGGCTATGACTGCTATGGTAAGCAAATTGCACCACAGCCACCTATTGTGACTTACTGCGATGCAAAGTTTGTTTGCCATGAGAATTGGGGATGGATTGTAGATTTAACACAATTAAAAGCTGATGGTTGCAATCACGTTAAAATCACCAAAGAATTAGCTTTATTCTATAGTGGTCAACGCGCAACAAGTAGTGGTATAGTTTGCCCAACATGGACAAATTGAATGCAAGATAAAATACAAGCAATTAGAGAATCAGCCGAAGCAGACCTAACTGTATTTATTAAGCTAGTAGCCCCTCATTTACTTCTTGGATCTATACATAGAGAAGTAATTGAGTGGTGGGCTAGGTCTGATGCTAAGAATAACCAGTTACTCTTACTCCCGCGAGGGCATCTAAAGAGTAAACTAGTTGCTTATAAAGCAGCTTGGTGGATCACTAAACATCCAGATACTACTATTTTGTATGTATCTGCTACAGCAGACTTAGCTGAGAAGCAGTTATATGCAATTAAACAAATTATAGATAGTCCTATATATCGTAGATATTGGCCTGATATGATTCATCCTGAAGAGGGTAAGAGAGAGAAGTGGGCTGTAAGTGAGATTTCAGTAGATCACCCTAAACGTAAACTTGAGGGAATCAGGGATGCCACATGTAAAGCTGTTGGTCTTACAAGTAATGCCACAGGTTTCCATGCTGATATTGTAGCTCTTGATGATATTGTAGTTCCTGGGAATGCTTATACAGAAGAAGGACGAGATAAAGTATCTGCGGCTTATAGTCAATTAGCTTCTATTGAAAATCCAGGAGCCCATGAATGGGTTGTTGGTACTAGGTATCATCCTAAAGATATATATAATACTATGGTTCAGATGAGAGAGTCTATCTATGGTAATGATGGAGAGTTAGAGTCAGAAGAAGAAGTATATGAATTATTTCAACGAGTAGTTGAGACTAATAATGAATTCTTATGGCCTAAGCAAGCAAGACCTGATGGAAAAACATTTGGGTTTGATAACAAAGAGTTAGCTAGAATTAAAGCTAAATATGTAGATTCAACTCAGTTTTATGCTCAGTATTATAATAATCCTAATAGTATTGAGAATTCTAGAATTGATCCTACTAAGTTTCAATACTATGAAAGAAACCTTCTTGTAAATAAAGAAGGTGATTGGTATATAAAAGATAGGAAGTTAAACATATATGCAGCAATTGACTTTGCTTTCTCTTTACGTAAGCTAGCTGACTTTACAGCTTTAGTAACTATAGGTGTTGACCATCTAGGTAACTTTTATATATTAGAGATAGATAGGTTTAAAACTGATAGGATTGTAGAGTACTTTAATCATATCTTAACTGCTCAACAGAAATGGGGCTTTAGGAAGATTAGAGCTGAGGTAACTGTAGCACAACAAACTATTGTTAAAGAGCTTAAAGAGAGTTATATTAAACCTAATGGAGTTCCACTATCAATAGATGAATTTAGACCTACTAGAGGTTTAGGTGATAAAGAAGAACGTATTAGTGCTGTACTAGAACCTAAGTATGATAACTTACAGATCTGGCATTATCGTGGAGGTAACTGTCAATCATTAGAAGAAGAGTTAATAATGCAGCATCCTCCACATGATGATATTAAAGACGCTCTAGCCAGTGCTATATCAATTGCAACTATCCCTAAACAAAGAGTGAATCCTTATGGTTTAGGAAGTAATATAGTTACCCATTCACGTTTTGGTGGAATAAGTTTTTAAGGAAAATATATGGCAGGTAAAGTAGCCCAGATACAACAAATTATTAATAGGGAATCTCTTGCTAGTTCTTTATCAGGATTATATGATAATTGGCGTAGGCAACGCTCTGTTAAAGAGGCAGAATGGAGAGAATTACGTAACTATCTCTTTGCCACTGATACAACTAAAACAACTAATAGTAAACTTCCTTGGAAGAATAAGACTACTCTACCTAAGCTTACTCAAATTAGAGATAACTTACATGCTAATTATATGGATGCTTTATTTCCAAATGATAACTGGCTTAAATGGGAAGGGTATAACTTAGAATCAGTTACAGCCAAAAAGCGTGTAGCTATTGAAGCTTATATGAAATCTAAACTAAAAGAGTCAGGGTTTAGAGAAACAATCTCAGCATTAGTTTATGATTATATTGACTATGGTAATGTTTTTGGTGAGATTACTTTTATAAATAAAGTAAGAACAGATCCAATATCAGGAGAAGAGAACCTAATTTATCGTGGTCCTAAACTAGAACGTGTCTCACCTTTTGATATAGTATTTAATCCTACAGCAATATGTTTTGCTGATAGCCCTAAGTTTACCCGTTATGTTAAGGCAGTAGGAGAACTTAAAAAAGATATTTCTAATCGTCCTGATCTTAATTATGAAGAGGTTGCTTTTAAAAAGGCAATAGAAACTCGTCGTAGTTTATCTGCCTTCCGTATGGAAGATGTTAATAAGTCAGAGGGATTTATAGTAGATGGTTTTGGTTCTTTACAAGAAGGTGATGTATATGATGAGGTTAAAGATGTTCTACTAGAGAATCGTATTGTAACTATCATTGATAGAAGCTATATTATTCGTAATATTGAGAACCCATCATGGTCAGGAAAAGATACTAAACATCATGTAGGTTGGAGAAATAGACCAGATAATCTTTATGCTATGGGTCCACTAGATAATCTAGTTGGCTTACAGTATCGTGTAGACCACTTAGAGAATCTTAAAGCTGATGCTTTAGACATGACTATCCATCCTCCTATTGTAATCCAAGGGGATGTAGAACCCTTTACTTGGGCTCCAGAGGCTACTATTCATATACCTGAAGATGGTAATGTTTCTGTTCTTCCTCCTAATAGTGCTGCTTTTCAAGTTAATAATGAAATTGGTACTCTATTAATGATAATGGAAGAAATGGCAGGGGCTCCAAGAGAAGCTATGGGAATACGTAGCCCAGGTGAAAAGACTGCCTTTGAAGTACAACAATTACAAAATGCAGCAGGTAGAATATTCCAACATAAGGTAAATAAATTTGAGATTGAGTTTATAGAACCTATAGTTAATGCTATGTTAGAATGTGCTCGTCGTAATATTGATGTAGCAGAGTTAGCTAAGATCATGGACAATGACCTAGGAGTAACTGATTTCTTATCTATTACTAAAGAAGATATTACAGCTAAGGGTAAATTACGTCCTATAGGAGCTCGTCACTATGCAGCTAGAGCACAACTGGTTCAAAATATGATGGGTATATTTAATAGTCCTATTGGACAAGTTATTGCTCCTCATGTTTCTAGTAAACGTCTTGCTAATATGGTTGAAGAGTATATGGGTTTTGAGCAATTTGATTTCATCCAAGATAATGTTGCTATCTTTGAGCAGGCTGAAAGTCAACGTTTAGTTAATCAAGCTCAAATGGATATACAAAATCAATCTAATACTCCATTAGAAGAAGATATAGTTCAATAATCACTTGACAAATATGAAAAAGTATGTTATAATTGTTTTATGGATTTAAAATCAGAAAAGGCTAAAGCCTTAACAAAACATGAAGTGTTTCTAGAATTAAGAGAATATATTAAAGAACAAATTGATTTATCTCAAAGAAAAACACTTGATGAAAAAAGTTTTGAACTACCTAGTTGGAGTGAATATCAGGCATTTCAACTAGGCTTTCAAAAAGCACTATCTAAACTTAGTAACTTAATTCCTGACCAAGGAGCATTAGATTGACAGAAACAACTATATTTGATTCCCAAGATACCAATCAAGGTAATCAGCAAGATACACAACCACAAGGTCTTCAGATTCCTACCGAAGCCTCTGACTTTATTGGTAGTGGTAAGAAGTATCAAACGCCAGAAGAAGCATTAAAAAGCGTTCCACATGCACAAAAGCATATTCAAACTTTAGAGTTAGAGTTAGCTAGTGTAAAAGAAGAACTCACAAAACGACGCACGGCACAAGAACTTCTAGATGAGATTAAGTCTGGTCTTCCAACTGAGAATACCCCTCAAGCTGTAGAATTTGACCAAGATAGATTAGCACAGATTATTGACCAAACACTAACTGCAAAAGAGCAACAACGAACAGCAAAACAAAATACACAAACAGTAACTGAAGAGTTTACTAAAAAGTATGGAGATAAAGCTGAAGAAGTTTATTTTTCAATTGCAAAAGAATCAGGTTTAACTGTGCAACAATTAAACGCACTATCTGCTAATGCACCAAGTGCTGTATTGAAATTAGCTGGTTTAAATAAAGGTACTGTAGGCATTGCTTCTAAGAATTCAGGCACTGTTAATACACAAACTTTTAATACAGATCAGCAACAACAATTATCAGCTAGGGTTCCTAAAGGAGCCTCTACACGAGACCTAGTCTCAGCTTGGAAAATAGCAGGTGAAAAAGTCAAACAAAAACTTTCTACATCTTAATAAGGAAATAAAATGCAAAATACAGTAAATACTACTGCCTTTATCGAGGCACAACAGTATTCTCAATTCATTCTGGATAATCTCCATGACTATCTGTTACCTGAAGGCTTATGGCGTGATGTATCAGACTTTGGTTCTGGTACAACTCTCAACATTAAAACTGTTGGTACAGTAACAATCCAAGATGCTGCTGAGGATACTCCTTTAAACTTTAGTCCTATTGACACTGGTACTATTACTCTATCTATTACTGACTACGTTGGTGATGCATGGAAAGTAACAGATGACCTTCGTGAAGATGGCTCACAAGTTGATACTTTGATGTCAATGCGTGCTATTGAATCTACTCGTGCTCTAGGTGAAAACCATGAGACTCGTTTCTTAACAGTTGCTGGTACAGCTCAAACTGCGGCTAACGTTAACTTAGTTAATGGTCGTCCTCATCGTTGGGTAGCGGGTGGTTCTGGTGGCACTAATCGTATTATGAAATTAGAAGATTTCATTGCTATGAAATTAGCTTTTGATAAAGCAGGTGTTCCTGCTGGTGGTCGTATTGCTATTGTAGATCCTATTGTTGAAGCTTCTTTAAACAGTTTGTCTAACTTAGTAAACGTATCTAATAACCCAATGTTTGAAGGTATTGTAAATGATGGTTTTGCTCGTGATCATAAATTTGTTAAAAATATCTTTGGTTTCGATATTTGGACATCAAACTACTTACCAGTAAAAACAGGAACAGAGGCTTTAAATGCTTCTTCATATGGTCTAGCCAATGATACTGCTGAAATTGGTGATGTTGCTAATATCTTTATGAGTGTTGCTGATGATTCTACTAAGCCTATTATGCATGCTTGGCGTCGTCAACCACAAACTGAAGGCTGGCGTGATCCAGAAGGTCGTGGTGATAAATTCCAAGTAACTTCACGTTATGGTTTTGGTGCTCAACGTTTAGACAGCCTTGGTGTTATCTTCACAACTGCTTCAGCTTACTAATAGAAAAGGAAATATATAATGGGAATCGAAATTGACGCAAAGCGTGGTGTAGCTAATAGCTATGGCCCACGTAGTACTACTGGTCAGTATGGTGCAAGTGGTAATTCAGACTCACTAATTCGTAGTGCTGTCTGGGAATTTACCTATAACACACTACCTGTACAAGGCACTAATAATCTACAGTTTGTTATTCCAGCAAATGCTACTATTGTATCTGCTAAACTAGTAATTGATACTGCCTTTACTTCTACATCAGCTACAACTGATTTGGATGTAGGTTTATACACATCAGCAGGTGTAGTTATTGATGCAGATGGTTTAATTACAGCTGCTAATGCTACACAAGCTACTATTGGTGTAGCTAATTCTATTATCACAGGTTCTGGTGCCCTAGTTGGTGTTGGTATCGGTGCTAGTGCTGGTGAATTAGTAATTGCTCCTACTGTTGCTGACTTACTAACAGGTTCTGGTCGAGTTATTGTAGAGTATATCTACAACAAATAATCACCCCTGAGTGATGGAAAGGGGAACTTCAAAAGAGTTCCCCTTTTTTGTAAGAATTGAGAGGGAAATAAAATTACTATCCAACATAAAAATATTGTAGAAGCAGATCTGCATGAGCCTAAAGGAGTTTCAACTGCTACTGTAGATAAGGTCTATGTATCTAATGGTGCAGGATCAGGGACTTGGCAGAAGCTAGATCCAACACAGCTTGCAGGTATAACTACTAATGGTGCAGATGGACAAATTATTACAGTAGATGGTGCTGGTAATTTTGGCTTTACTAGTGCTGCTCATGGACATATTTATTTCTATAGTGCTGGTTCTCCTAGTGTTATCACTTATCCTTCAACTGCTACAAAAGTAGCTCCTTCTATGACAGGAAGCAGCTCTAATACTTTAGTAACTGAAGGTGCTGGTGCAACACTTACCTATACAGGTACTGACACAATAACTCTAAACATTTCTTATTCTATATCTTTAAGTCAAGCTGATGGAGCTAATAGAGATATATTAACTGCAATCTATAAGAATGGTACTTTACTTAATGGTCAATCTCTAATTACTTCACAAACAGCTGTTAAAGCTACTATGTCAGGCAAAGCTAATGCTTCTTGTGCAACTAGTGATTACTTTGAAGTATATGTCACTAACCTAGGAGCAGGTGGTGATGTTAGTGTATATGCTCTACAAATAACTGCACAAGTGGCTGGAGCTTGATATGTCTAAAATGACCTTATTGGAAGTGGTTCAAGACATCCTTTCTGATATGGAATCAGATGAAGTTAATAGTATTTCAGATACAGTAGAGTCCTTACAGATTGCTCAAATTGTTAAGTCTACTTATTATAATATTATTGATGGCAGAGATTACCCTTTCCTCCACGAGTTATTTCAATTAGACTCATCTACTAGTACAGCTAAACCTACTCACTTAGGTATTCCTGAGACAATAATTGACTTAGATTGGATCAAATATAATAAGAAAAAAGTAACCGATACTAAGAACAAATATGAAAAAGTAAAATATAAAGATCCAGAAGAGTTTCTTAATATAGTTAATGGTAGAGATAGTTCAGTAGCTAATGTTTTAGTTGTATTAGACTCAACAGGAATTCAATTAAATATTTTAACTGATGTAGCTCCAACTTACTACACCTCATTTGATGATGAGACATTAGTATTTGATAGCTATGACTCTGCTCTTGAGTCAACATTACAGAATAGTAAGACACAATGTTATGGTAAACGCTCAGTAGCCTTTACTCTAGATGATGCTTTTGTTCCTGATCTACCAGTACAAATGTTTACTTACTTATTGAATGAAGCTAAAGCAACTAGCTTTGCTATCATTAAACAAGTAGCTAATGTTAAAGCAGAACAAAACTCTATTACACAAAAACGTCGTATGAGCCAAGAGGCTTGGAAACTTAAAAATGGGGTATCGTTCCCTAATTATGGAAGAAAATAATGCTAGTAACCCCTAATGGTAAAGAAATAGCAGTAGTAAATCAACCTGGAACAGGTCATTATAAGATCCAATTCACTTCTGGTGGAGAACTTCCAGAGGAACTTTCAGGACTTTATACAACTACTAATTCAGCTAATATAGCTATAGTAAGTTATATTGAAAGACAAAAGCAAAAGCCTAAAAAATCTAAGGAAGAGTAATGGCTCTTAGTTCTGAAAAACAATACTATACCTTTGTTAAAGGTTTAGTTACAGAAGCATCACCACTTACCTTTCCAGAGAATGCCTCTCTAGCAGAGGATAACTTTGTTTTAGAACGAAATGGTACTAGAGGTCGCAGACTAGGATTAGACTATGAAGCTGGATATACTCTTAAGAATAGTACTTTTAATTCTACTGCTCTTGCTGATGCTAAAATTTCCTTCCATCGTTGGGATAGCCCTGATGGTATTACTACTTTATCTATTGGTGTTATCAGAGTAATAGATAAACTTTGGTTTATAAATCTTTTAGCTGATGTCCCTAGTAGTGCTTATTTAAATAGTGGTAATTCTATAACTATTGCTAATCTAACTTCTAGTGAGATAGATACAGCTGTTATTAATAATAAATTAGTATTAGTTTCAGAAGAGTTACCTCTTCCTATTGTATTATCTTATAATGGTGATACTGATACAATAACTAGTACAAGTATATCAATAAAAGTAAGAGATTTCTGGGGAGTGAATGAAACTGTTCCAGACTCAGAACGTCCTACTTCATTAACAAATGCTCATAAGTATAATCTAAGAAACCAAAACTGGTCTGATACTAATATAGATACTACAGGAAGCACACTAGGTTATTATCCATCTAACTCAGATATTTGGTACGTAGCTCGTTATTCTGATCCTACTACTAGCATTTATAATTTATATAATCCCTCAGCCCTAGTAAGAAATAATAGCTTTGGAGCTAGAGCTCCTAGAGGTTCTGCTATCCTAGATGCCTTCTATCGTGGATCAAGTAGGTCAGTTTTTTCAGGTATTTCAGGACTAAATTCTGATATTGAAGAGGGAGCTATATCTACTATCTGTGCTTATGCAGGTAGACTTTTCTATTCAGGAGTAGCCTCTAGAGTAACTACAGGTGATGATAGTTCCCCTAATTACTCTGGATATATATTCTTTAGCCAAGTTATTACTTCTAATGATCAACTAGGTAAATGCCACCAAGTAAATGACCCAACAGCAGAAGAGATTTCTGATGTAGTAGACTCAGATGGTGGTACTATCCATATTCCTGATATTACTCGTATTGTTAAGTTAGCTCCTTCTAAAGGATCTGTACTTGTCTTTGCTGAGAATGGTATATGGGAAGTATTTAGTTCATCTAAAGGTTTTAGTGCTACTACATATCAACTAAGTAAAGTATCTTCAACTGGTGTTCTTAGTAAGAATTCAGTTATAGAAGTTAATGGTACATTCTTAGTCTGGACTAATGCAGGTATCTTTGTTATCTTGGAAGATGAGATTACTGGTAGATATAAAGCAGAGAATGTATCTTTAAATACTATTCAACACTACTATAATGCTATTCCTGAATTAGGAAAAGCAAATGTTAAAGCCTTCTTCTCTGAAAGAGAAAATCAAGTTAGATGGTTATACAATGATACTCCTGAGTATGCTCAAGGGAATTATTTAAATCATTATAATAGAGAACTAATACTAGATCTTACTCTACAGGCTTTCTATACTAATTCTTTCTCTGAACTAGAAGCTAATTCCCCTAAAATTTGTGAGTATATTAGTTTCCCAGGATATGTAGTTGCTTCAGCTGATGCCTCTATTTATGCTGGAGTTGATGAAGTTCAAGTAACTTCTACAGATCAGGTAGTAATAGAAGATAGTATTACCTCAGCTAGGGGAGAACAGTTTGGGTATCTTACCTTTACTGGGACTCTATTTACTATTAGTAAATTTACTAACTCTAATTTTGTTGATTGGTCTACAGCAGGTAATGGTACTGGTGCAAACTATGAATCTTATTTAGTAACTGGTTATGAAATATTTGGGGATGCTTCTAGAAAGAAACAGTCCCCTTATATCATATTTTATTTTGAGAAAACAGAATCAGGATTTGAATTAGATAGTAATGCTAATCTACAGTTCTCTAATCCTTCTTCCTGTATGGTACAGTCTCAATGGAATTGGACTAACAGTACTCTTAGTAACAAATGGGGAACTCCTTTCCAAGCATATAGACTACATAGAACTTATACTCCTACTGGAGAATCTGATACCTATAATACAGGAGATAAAGTTATTACAACTAAAAGTAAACTTAGAGGTTCAGGTAAAGCTTTAAGTTTAAAAATATCTGCAGAAGCAGGGAAAGATATGAGGTTGCTTGGATGGTCTTTGGCAGTAACAGCGAGTCAGAAAATATAAAAGATGTTTATAGAGAGGGAGATTCTTTTGTAGGAATCTCTTATAATCAAGAGTTAAAAGGTTATATAATGCATGTAGCTTTATATGATTGGTCTCTATCTGAATATAAAAGGTACAAAGAAATATTTAAACTTATTAAGAAGTCCTTAAGTAGGCTTACTCCTGAAGTATATAGTTTATGTGTTACTCAAAAACATTTAAAGTTTAATAAGATGTTTGGCTTTAAAGATACAGGATTAGTTTCAATAGGACTTGATGGACAACTTGCTAGAATAGCAAAATTAGATTTGGAGGAATAAAAATGGCACAGGCATTCTTAGCTATTGGGGCTGTAATAAGTGCAGTAGGTACAATCAAACAAATGAAGCAGGCTAAAAAAGCCGAGAAGCTTGAGAAGAAAAGAGCTAAAGGAGCAATAAGACAGGGCGAAGTAGAGGCTGAATCTGCTCGTCGTAGGTCTGTGCGTCAAAGTATGATTGCTGCTGGCACTGTTACAGCTCAAGGAGCAGGTCAAGGGTTTGGTCTTCAAGGTACATCAGGAGTTACTGGATCCTTAGCATCAATTGCTTCTCAAAATAATACTAATATTAATCAGATTAATCAAGCACAAGGTTCTGCTGTAGCCTTTGGTAGAATAAATACTAAGATTAATGAAGCTCAAAACTCTTCTCAACAATGGGGTCAAATAGGTAGTCTAGGAATGACATTAATGACTAATGCCGACTCTTTAGGCAAATCTGCTAACTCTATCTTTAAAACTAAACCAGCATAAGGTAATACATGGAAGTCTTATCAGATTATGAATTACCTCCTTTAGAACAGCCTATTGCTGCTTTGCCTGAGAAACAGGCATCAGAAAAAGCTTTCTATACTTCAGCTGTAGCTGAGAATAATGAAGATCCTATCTCTACTTATCAAGAGGTTAAGTCTGATTTAATGCAAACAGGTGCATCTAAAGCTTTAGTTATAGCTGAACAACGTTGGGTAGATGAGCAAGATTCTTTTGGTAAAGAGTTCTTTACTGATATGATTCAGAATCCTAATATAGATATGAAGCTAAAAAGGGATGCACTAACTATCTATGCTAATAATGGTTACATATCTAAATCATTGAGGGATGAATATATTGAGAAAGTAGCCTCTAAAGGGGGAGCTTTAATCTCTGATAATAAAGCACAGGATGAGTACAATAAAAGTCTGAGTCAAAGACTTAGTAAAATTAACTTTGATCTTCTTAATGAAGATATTAATAAAGCAAATGAAGACCCTAGTTTCTCTCAATATGCAGAAGCATTCTATGAAGTTGGTAAAGATGTAGGAACATCTATTCCTACCTCTCTTATAGGAGCTGTCTATGCTATTACTCAATGGTCTGCAGTAGATGGACAAGAGTTAGCTAATGAGCTTCTAACCTCTTGGAGAGATAATCCTACTGATCCTACTGTTAATGCTATTAGAGAAAAGATTTTTGATAAACTTAAGTTTCTTGAGATTCCTTATGCTAAGACAATGGAATTTACTTATAAATTAACTGGATCAGAAGATGCTGCTATCCTAGCAGGGCTTGCTGCAGAAGGTGGAGTAGGTAGTCTAGCATATAAAGGTTTTAAAGCTGGAGCTAAGAAAGCATTTAAAAAAAGTAAACCGAAGATTCCAACAGGTTCTCCTTTAGATACTACTCTAGCAGCTAATACTACTATGGCTGCTGACCTTGGTAAAGCTGCTGTTAATGATACTACAGGTGAATTAGCTAAGGCTCTTGGTGCTACTAGAGGTGAGATTATAGGTGACTTAGCTTACCCTAGTGCAGTTAATGAAAATGTTAATGGTCAATGGGCTGAGTTTAAACCTACTATTGATCTTTATAGAGAGGATTTAGCTAAGACTACAGAAGAGTTAGCGGCTTTAGTAGAAGACTCTCGTTGGGATCCAAGTATCCACAATGTAGAATTAAGACGTAAAGAACAAGAAATAGTATATAAAGTCATATCTCAAGAGCGTACTCCAGTGTACCAATCGGCTAATTCTTCTATTGCTCCTACAGCATTAGGAACTTGGAATGGATATGCTAGATTTGGTCCAACAAAAACAACAGCTTACTCTTCAGTAGAGGATGTTGTAACTGCTGCTAAAGGAATTCGTACTGACCTCACAAAGACACCTAATTTAGGTGAACTATCTACAGTAAATATTGTAGATACAGTTACTGGTAAAAGGTATAATACTCCAAAAGAGTTACTTGATGATCCTAAGTTTAAAACTACTTTAGAGAATTTACCAGAGAAAACAGATGGTGGTATTCCTATTAAGTATGGTCCTACTGGTAAAACTAGGACTGATGGTAGTAAAGTAAATGCTACTCTTAAGAAAGATGATAAGGGAAATGCCTTAGAGATTGCTATAGATGCTGATGCTATTAGAGCTTCTTTTGATTCTAAACCTTGGGCTAATCCTAAAGTAGAGGGAGTAGTTCCTTTTCGTAGGGATGCTTTCAAGACAGCAGAAGAGTATCTACATTTTGTAATTGCCCATGAAGAAGCTCGTATTAAGTATAAAAATAATGGAGCTATGTCAAAATCTGAGTATGAGAACTTCATCAATCAACGTGCATTAGATGAAATGGATGCTATTCGTGATAAATATAATCTAGATAAACCTACTGCTCCAATACAATTAGTTGTAGAGTGGGCTTGGGAAAGAAAGTATGATGATTTATCTATTAATAACTTTGGACCTAATGCTGTAAAAACTAAGATCTTTGGTGTTAATACCAATACAGCTAGAGGTGTTTTATCTCAGTATTTATTTGGAGGTAGAGGAATATTTCCAAAATGGTTTGAGATGGCTAGTGCTAGGCAGTCTATTAGAGCTGCTAGGCAAGCTAGTAGAGTCATGCAGATCATTAGTAAAAAGATTGCTAAAACTGACTTCCCTGAAGAGTTACTATCTCTTATTGATAAGGCAGAGACAGATGCAATTGAATTCTTTCCTCTATCACTATTACAAACAAGCTTCCCTCATCTAAGTAAAGCACAAGTAGTAGAACTACAGGCAACACATAATCTTTGGAGACGCATTACTCACTTCCAACATGCCTTAGTTAACATGCAACATAGGAATGACTTAATAAGTGAAGGTTATTCTAAAGGTTTGTATGAGGGAGATAAGTATTTAGGTCCTGCTACAGATACTCCTATATTTGATGATAAAAATAGGATGCCATATAAAGTTTGGGATATGGATCTAAAGCAAGAGGTAGTCTTTCAATTAAAAACTACTATAGATCCTAAACCTCTAAATACAGTTATATCTGATAAGCCTGCAGGGATTAGGGATGTAGGAGGTAAAAAATTAGTACGTGTACGTACCCCTATACGTGATAATAAAGATTCTCTAACTGATGACTCAGTTTATGAGTATGTTCTTATTGATGAGTCTAAGAATAGAATTGACAATCTACCTGAACAAGTAGTCCCTAGGACTTCTGGATATAGTCCTATTAAAACAAAAGCTTATTGGTTTATTGAAAAGACTCCTACTGCTTTAATGGTAAATGGATCACCTTTAACAAGTCCAGATGGTTTAGCTAAATATAGTGAAGTAGTTGCTGTAGCTAACTCTGAGTTAGAGGCTAATAAGATAAGTGATAATTTATTAGAGGAAAATCCAGGTTTAGCATATAAGCCTCGTCCTGATAGAGAGATTGATGTAGAGCGTGATATTAAAATACAAGAAGTACATAATAGTATTTTACGTCAGTCAATGAAACGTGGAGAAAGTCTTGGTGGTACTGTAGAAGATCGTTTACTTTCTCTTATAAATACAACTAAGTCTGTAATTAATAGAGGTAGTTTACAAGCATGGGAAGAAGCTACTCAAAGAGCTTTTGTTAATGCTTATGGTGATTACTTAGTTAATGGTGAGTATCCAACTACTATTAATTCCTTTATTAATCGTCCTGGTATGTCTAGGGATGAGGTAAAACAGTTACAAAATGCTAAGACTATCTTTGAACAACATCAAAAAATTAGAGCATTTAGTACTATGGAGGATAGAGCTTGGGCTAAAACCTTTAATTGGGTAGCAGATATATTTGAGAAGACTCCTTGGTCTGCTAAGTATCTAATGCCAGGAACAAGAGAAATAGGAAAAGGGAATACTATCTTTGAGGGTGCTCGTAAGGTAGCTTCTACTTTATATATTGCTCTAAATCCACAGAGACAGTTTATAGTTCAAACAGGTCCTCTTATGGAAATGTTAGCATTAAATCCTTTAAAGGCTCCTAAACGTATAGCAGAGTTACTAGCTGTTCGTTTAGCTATTCTAGCTGATGCTCCTTTACTTAAGAATTCAGGAGTTAACTTTAATAAAGTTGCTTCTGATATGTCAAATGGTATCTCTCAAGATATTGTAGATTTAAAAACTGCCATTTTAAAATCAGGTTTACTAGAGAGTATTGACTTAAATCTATTGGTTCATGGTATTGCTGATGATTTAGATAGAGGACTTAAAGAGGGTACTTGGGAAAAATATTATAAGAATACTATAGCTGTTCCAAAAGGAGCTACTAAAGTAGTACGATCATTGGGTTTTGGTGCTGCTGAGTCTCTTAACAGTATTGGTCTATGGATAATAGCAAGAGATAAATGGGTTGATCGCAATCCAGGTAAAGATTGGAGATCTGATACTGCTATTAATGAGATCTCATATGATCAGAATAATATGTCTGGTGCTATGACTAGAGCAGGATCTTTCCCTTATCAATCAGGGGCTTTTGGTTTATTAATGCAGTTTGGTGCTATTACTCAGAAACTGACTATGAATCTAATTCAGTCAGGGACTACTGTATTAACAGTAGGTGAGAGAGCAAGACTTGCTGTAACAAGAGCACTTCTCTTTGGTGCTCGTGAAGGCTTACCTTTTGGTGCTCTTGCTTATTGGTACCTAGATCAAACTAAAGATAAAGAGGTTCTAAAAGTTAAAGAGGAACTTAGGCGTGGTCTATATGATAGGGGTATGAATCATTTACTTATGGCTCTTACTGACTCAGAGCACTCTGATCTTTATGCAGTTAAAGGTATAACACCTTATGGAGAATCAACTACAGGTATTCCTTATGTAGAACTTATACGTGAGGTAATGAAGGCTGTAGATGATAAACCTTCTGACCCTAGATTCCCTGTCGTTGGAGCAATAGGTTCTATATTTAAAGCAAAAGATAACATCAAAGGATGGTTTACAACTCGTGATGTAAAAGATGAAAGTATAGCTTTACAAGTAACTATGGAAGCCCTTACCTTAGCTAGTGGTATGAATAACTGGGCTAAATCACAATTACTTTTATCCCATAAGGATAAAATGAATAAGTATGGTGCTCCTATGGGTCTTAATGCTTCTAAAGCTGAAGCTTATGGTCAGTTCTTTGGTATGATAACTTATAGAGAACAAAGTCAAATGGATTCCTTTGGTGGGGAAATGGATAAAGAGAAGGCTATCAAAGATATGGCTAAAGAAATCTATCTCCAAATACAAAATCAAAGGAAGATTGGTGGGGATACTCACCTTGAACGTATGCAAATGGTTGGTTCTTTTCTTAATGAACTTATTGATGGTAAACGTTGGGTTGATGAGGATCGCACTAAGATATGGGACGAGGTTTGGAAATTAGATGGGACTGCTATTACTACTCCTGAGAATAGTTTAGCAACTATGGTAGGTAAAGATCTTGCAAGTGCTGACGCTGAAACTCAGAGAACAATTAATCATCTTCGTATATATAGTAAAAACCCAGAAACACATAGATATTTAGACATACTAGAAGGAAAAGAGGAACAACCATAATGGCACAACAACCACCAAATTTTCAACCTATTTTAACTGAAAGTGGCTTTGCCGCTGACTCAAAAGCCTATACAAATAAGCTTGCAGGGTCTAGCTCTAGCTTAGGTGCTGTAGCAGGATTAGCTGAAGCAGGTATAGTAGGTTTATCTGCCTATGGTAAGATAAAAGCTGAAGATGATTTATTAAAAACACAGCAAGAAATTGATGCTGCAGTAGAACCACTTATTAAGGAGGCTGAAGAAAGATCTCCTTACTATCAAGGAGAGGCAGCTAAATCTCTAGTAAGGTATAATCAAGTATTAGAGCAATTACCTTCAGTAGATGGAGGGGATGATCCTGAAGAGCTAGATAACTTTGTAGGTGGAGTACAAAGTGCTATAGAAGAGAAAGTTACCTTTTTAGAGAAAGCAAAAGAACAAGGTCGTATGGATCCCTTTACTTTTGATATGAGACTACGTGATATAACTAAGAAATTTATATCCGATAATCCAGGCCTACGCCCTGAGATTTTAGAACTTGTTAAGAATAAATTACAAGATGCTCGTATTATTGATGTACTTAAATATGATGAAAGTAATGAAGAAAAGGTAGCTAAAGCACAAGAAGAAGAACTCAAAGAAGTTAGACAAGAATTAGATAAAAGAAATATACCAGAGCATTTAGCTTATGTAAATGGTGAGTTTAATTTAAATGTAGCTAAAGGACTTAGAGATAAAGGACGTGCTAATGATCTAACTCTTAGTGAATTTGAGCGTGGCTCTAAAGTTGGAAAGATACTTAGTGATGCAGATGTAGAAAAATTTTCTAAAGATGGTACTGTTAATCATATGATTAGTGCCTCTTTTCAAAAAGATTCTCTAGAGTTAAATCAGATCTTTGCAGACTTTCCTAATAATTTTGCTGGAGGTAAGAAAGCAGCCATTGAATATATTGCAAGAAAAAAAATAGAGTTTATGTCTACTCCAGGTTTGTCTAAATATATGGCAAATGCTGAGGTTAAAGGCTCTGTTGAATTATATATGAAACAACTGGATGTTTTACAAGAAAGTTTACAATCTTTTAATTCTGGAGCTGACTTAAAATTAGCAATGGAAAATATAGCTGGTACTCTAGATAGTGCATCAACAATAGAACTTTTAACTAAGATCCCTAACCTTAAGGGAATAGAGTTGGCAGTAAAAATGTCCCAAGTTCCAGGAGTATTAGCATCGTCTGATGGAGCAAAAGTAAGGGCTGATTTGGCTAAATTAGTTTCTGATGTTCTTACTAACACAACAATAGGCTCTTCTAATGCTTTTAAAATTACTCCAGGACAGCCCCTTTCTCAAGCAGGCCTATTACTAAATGGAGCTACTGAAGCAGCTAAAGATGGTAATCTAGAAGCTCAAGATAATTTATCAAAAGCTGTTGAAGCTATCTTTAAAGGTTTGGAAGATCCTAAAGTATTAAATAATCGTGATTCACAAATAAAAGCTTATGATGAGATTATTAATTTAGTAGGACTACCACAAAATGTAAGTTCTTTTATAGATATTAGTCCTCAAGCTGCTAGTAAATATAAAGAGGGTCTAGACAACTATACCTATCAAATTAGTGCTTCTCTAGATAAATATATAGCTACACATCTGAGAGATAAAGAGATTAATATTGAGATTAATCCTAAGACAGGTAGATTACTTGTTACTGGTAAAGATGTAGATGAGAAATTTAATAGAGACTTTACTACTCGTATTGACAGGGCACTTAAAGCTTATGCTAATCTTCGTGTAGATACTCCAGCTAATGTAGCTAAAGACTTCTATACTGAATACTTTTCTGATGTTCTTTTAGGTAATACTGCTGAAAAGAAAGCAAAATCTAACAATCCTGGACAACTACCAGATAAAGAAGGTAAGCCTCAAGTCTTTACTACTCCTAAAGATGGGATAGAAGCTTTAGAATCAAGAATATTAGATATTGCTGGAGGCACTGTTGGAGCAACCAAAGCTGAGAAAATAGAAGTAGAAGAAGAGGCAGCCCAAGAGTTTAGAAGGAATAAGGAAGAACTTAAAAAAGGTAAAATAAGTAAAGAGGAATATGGTAATAGAGCTTCTTCTTTAAATAGAACTCTTAAACAAAAACTCTATGATTTAGATGCTAAATATAAACAACCTAAAAAAGTAACTCTTAGATACTTAATTGATGGTCTTAACCCTGCTGGTTCTAAAACAGATATGGATAGCTCTAATTCAGAATTAGTTGATTATATAGCTGAACATATGGGAGTAAAAAAGAATGAGCATTTAGACTTAGAAGATAAAGGTACTCTATCTAAATTTATGGCAGCTTATTCTAGTTCTAATGGGTTTGAGATAAATTCTATGAGGATAGGTAAAGATCTTAAAACAAAAGGTGATCCATTAAAAGCTTTCCCTGATTTCTTGGATCCTCAAGTTAAAGCCGCTAGAGAAAATAAAATAAAGAATATGGAAAGTCAATTAGAACTTAGTAATGATCCTAAGTATAAAGCACAATTAGAAAATAAAATAAAGAATATGGAAAATCAATTAGAACTTAGTGATAATCCTAAATTTAAAGATCAATTAGAAGCTGAGATTAAAAAACAAAAAGAGTTACTTGATAATCCTAAGTTTAGAGCTCAATTAGAAGCTGAGATTAAAAAACAAAAAGCTTTATTGAAAGATGGTAATTAGTATGCCTATTAATCCAGGTAAATATTTAAAAGAAATGTTTAATGAAGTAGGAGCATCGGTTAGAGAAGGTATGGCTGGTGTTGCTGGATATAAAGAATCATCTGATAAAGCTGAAGATATATCCTCATCTGAATTTGATTTGGATTCTCAGTATCTAGGTGAAGGTGATGCTATGAGGCATATAGTATTCTCAGCTCTTGCTACTAGAAAATATGGTGGTGAGGGTATACCTAAGACTTTATCATGGTTAAATGAAAATGTTAAAGGAGCTTTTGCCTCAGATGAAGATAAAGAAATGGATCTATTTAATGATACTTTAGGTAGAAAAATTGGATTAGAAGCTAAAGATGAAGAAGAAGTTTATATGATGGCTAGACAGCATATTAGTTCAGGTAAAGCTAAAGTAGTTAATAAGTCTAAAAAACAGGGTGATGAAAGTACTGATGAGATGGAAGCTAGAATTAGCTTTGAAAAGATGAAATCTGATGTAGACAACAATGTTGAGTTTGATCCAGAGGGTAATAATTATGATTATAAGACAGCAAAAGCTAGTGGCTTAGGTCCAGATGGTACTGGTGAAAATAAAGGACATTGGGGATCAGTAACACAGGCTAGTGATGTGGATAAAAAGAAATATAAATTGCCTAATGAGAGTTATGTTATACTCAAAGGGAGAAAACATGAGACATGGGATAAAGCTGTCAAGGGAGAAACAGATCGAGGCTTCATTGTTAAGAAATATGGCAATAGATACTATTCAGTTCCAGCAGACACAGATAAATCAAAAAAATGACCTTCACAATCGCGCTGTAGCGCAATAAAAAAGCCCACCTAATACAGTGGGCTTTCTTTTTAACTAAAATTAACTACAGCTTCTAAAACTATTCTTCTTGGGCATTTGCCTCAATTTTAGGTAGTTTTATTACAGTAATTTGTTTATCTTTCATTTGAGCATACCTAATTGCATATTCTACGTCTTTACAGTCACCATTATAAAGAAATAAAATAACATCAGCATTATCTACTAACTGTTTATTCCTAATAAAAAAATATTTATTAGAGAAGTCAACTTTATTATCTAATAAAAAGTAAGGTAGGAATTCTACAAAGTCTATCTTTTCTTTTTTACAGAAATTTTTAACAATCATAGGGAGACCTTTACCTCCACCTCCTAGTATTACATTTACTTTAATAGTATTTTGATGGTAGATTACTTTATTAAGGATTCTAGCTACTGCTTCCTCATCTTGGATTGTGTTACTACCTATGACACTTAACTTCATCTTAGTTTCCTTTTACTACAATTAATCTAATAATTAATAGATCAAGAATCATAATATGTTCTTGTTCTTGTTTATCAAATATAAATTCTATTCCTATAGACATACCATTAATAAGAGATAATGAGAATATCATAAGGTGATCTCACAAGCACCACCTTGACAAGCTAGATTATCTTTAGCTTCTGTATTGTCATCTTTTTCTATTACTTGTGTTAAATCTATAGTTGTTAAGTGCGTAAATAATTCTTCAAAAGTCTCTTTAGTACAGTCTTCAAAAGGTGCTTGCTTATACGTTCCACCATCATAAGGTAGTACTGAAATCCCTGTATAGAATTCTTTATTTTCCCACATCCATTCGCCACACTCTTTCCATTCATTATCTTTTAAAGATATAGTACAAGATACATTATGTTTATTATTACCAGATACATGCCCAGGGGCTACCCATTCTAAATTAAAACGTTTAACTCTCTTAAGAGTCTTTTTAAAGCTCTCTGTTCTTAAAATAGCTCCTTCAGGAGCCTTTTGAGGGAAGGACATAACAGCTTCTAAGTGAGGTTTAAAATAACAATCCTCAATTAGTTCAGGTACATTAAGGACCATGTAAGCATACAAAGGTTCGTTTTTTCCAACTCGCATGCGGCGTATATAATAGTCATTGTGCCAAGCATGAATCCCACTAGAGCTGCCAACGACAAGAGAAGTCGTACCTGCGGGTTTGACAGTAGTAATTCTAGCAGAACTATTAATACCAATAAGATCAGCAACACGTTTATTTTCCTCTATAGTAAGTTTAGCAGCAAGTTCAAGATCAAGATCAAGAACAGTACCTGAACCAATACCTGTCATAGATACACCAAGCAAGGCTTCTTTCTCAGTTTGTTCTTTCCAGATGTCTCTTAGGTAATGGAAGTCAGTATATCCTGCTTGTAATGTACCAATCAGAGTAGCGGCGACAACCCTAGCATTTAACTCTTCTTGTGTAGTTACATCAGATACATTCACTTCTACTAAGTTACAGTATTGATTAGAGTTCAAACTAATCTCAGCACAAGGGTTAGTTCCAATTTCGTAGTCGTTTGTCCAAAAGATTCCAGGTTCACCTGCTTTAGAGGCTTGTATTTTTCCCCATAGTTCATCCCATTCTTCTTTAGTGATTTCATCACGTTTAAGAATAACTGAATTATTTGCTCTACCTCGTTGAGGATTAAGCTCCCACCAAGCTTCTGATTTAGAAGACAACATATCCATGTCATCTTTATCAAATAAGCTAATTAGAGCAGCCCTACGGATACCACCTGATAGAACAGCGTCAGCTATATGACAGATCATATCATGTACTTCAATAGGTTGTAGTTGTCTACCCATTGCATTATTAAGTACACTACGTAGTTTATCTAAACAAATACGTAAAGGATCAGGTCCAGGAGCCTTACCTCCACTTGTTACTAGTCTACTACCTTTAGGTCTTATATCTCTAAAATCAAATACAGGATCTGATTTATTTTGAGTATAAGCTTTAATTAAAACCTTAACCGAGTCAGCCCAACCTTCAATAGAGTCACCGATAAGGAACCTACGGCTTTTGCCATTTGTACCCACAATAGGAGGAATTTGAGATACATGCCGCTTTTGTACACTAAATCCGACTCCACTTCCTCCAAGTAGATTGAACATAGTCTCAAAAAAGATTGCTGGATGGTTGGCAGCGGAGAAAGCACAATTAAACATGCGGTTATTAGCAAGTTCAATAGGTGTCCCGCCAAACTGTAGGCTACGCATAGAAGGTAGTACTTTACGTTCATATACAAAATGGTAAGCATGTTTAATTTCATCCTTTAGGTTAGGGTATTTCTTAATGTGCATGGCTAGATTGCGGTCTACAATTTCATCCCATGATTCTCTA